CAAAATCAGAAACTTAAAGAGAATGAGGAATATAAAACTTTAGCTGAAAAGTATGAAGCTCAAGTTAATGAACTCAATCCTTATAAAGATAAATATGAAGGTGTAGTTGAACAAAGACGTAATGTTTTATTAGAAAGGCTTCCTGAAGATAAGCGTGAAACTTTTAAAAACAAAGATTTAGATGTTTTAGAATTTATGGTATCTGAATTAAAAACCAAAACTCAAGAACCTTCAGCAAGAAATCTTGTAGGCACTAAAAACACAGAATTTGGTGGTTACGGTTCTTTTGCTGAGTGGGCAGAGAAAGACCCTATTGGATACGAATCACAAAACAGAAGCAATGCTTCTAAAGGGATTAAAGTAGGTTATGGCAGTTAGCAATGACCGACACAAACCTTTTGGAGTTGATTTAGACCCTAATAAAGATTTAACTCATACTACTCAACCTGATGGTGATGTTAAAGTTACTCGTAAGGGAGAGAATATAAAGTATATGGATTATATTGATATTATGGAAGAAAGAGCAACTCGTAAAAGTGAAGGTAAATCCCCTGTGAAATCCGAGATGGGGTTATTTGGTGGCTTTGGTACAGGTACTTTAAAAAAAGCATACGAAAAATAATTCCTACTTGAAGGCGAAAGCAGTTGATAGAGGAAAACAATTGAAGGGAGCTTTAAATGGCTTTAACTAATACAAGCACAGCAGCTGGTGGCTTAGGAAGAACGATAGGCGACGCTGTAATTGCTTTTAATCACGTAAATGTAATGTACCCACTTGTGACTGTACAACAAGCAGCTCAAGGGTCAAATCACGTTCAATTTTCAGATTGGACAAAATTAGCATCTTCAGATGTAACTGCTGCTACACAAGCTACTACTACAACAGCTGTAGCTATTACAACAGCAGCTAGAACTGCAACTATATCAGAGCACGTTATTGCTTCTACAGTAAGTGACTTAGTTCTTATGGGTTCAGGCGATGATGTTGAAGGTCAAGCAGGTCCTGCTCTAGGTAACGCAGTTGCTGCTAAACTTGATGATGACTTAGTGGAATTAGGTAAAACATTCTCTCAAACAGAGTGTGGTGCTGGTACTGCTTTAGCTTTATCTCATATATTCGGTTCTATGAGACAATTAAGAGGAGCAGGTGCTCCAATGCCTTACAATTTAGTTCTTTCACCTAAACAGGTGTGGGGTTCTAAAGGTATTATTAGCTTATTGCACGATGATGCTGTAACAGGTTCAAATTCTAAACCAATGTCTATGATGGGCAATAAAGGTGAAGAAGCATTTTCTACAGGTTATGTTGGTTCACTTGCAGGTTTCAATATCTATTGGTCTGACCAAATTGATGAGGATGTTAGTTCTGGTGGCGATGCTGCTGGTTTTGCTTTCTCAAAAGGTGGTGTTGGTCTTGGAGTTGGTGCTGATGGCTTATTTAGAATCGCAGCAGAAAGAGACGAAATGCTAAGAGCAACTAACTATGTAGCTACAGGATTCTGGGGTGAAGTTGAGATAAAAGACGCTTACGGTGTTTATATCTTATCTGATGTTTCATAGTTCTTAAAAAAAATAAGGGGGTGGGTAACTACCCCCTTAAATATGGAGATAATATGGAAAGATTTTTTAAAAAAGGTAATGGGATTATTATAAAAGCAGGACCTCAACATGATTTGCAATCCTTAAAAGACAGATTTACAGAATGTGATGAAAATGGAAAAGAAATTAAAAAAGCAGTTAAAAAAGTAGCTAAAAAAGCTAAAAAGGAAGGTAAATAATGGCAATAGTAGCAAAATCATTTATACACGAAGATGATAAGACTGTTGGTGCTTCAGGCGATGCAGATGGAGTTTTAGCAGAAGATATACAAGATTATGTCAGCACTCATATAGGAACGGCAGATATAACAACACAATTAAATATTACTTGTACTGCTTTGCCAAACAATAGAATTTTTACTTTAGTTGTCTTAGAAGCTAACTAAATTAATGTCTGAAATTCAAAATGGTAAAGGCGATTCATACAGGATTCCTGTTACTGATAAGAAGTATAAAGAAAATTATAATAAGATTTTCAAGAAAGACAGAAATGAGTTTAATAGAAAGCATTAAACAGCACGAAGGTTATGTTGGTATAGTCTATAAGGATAGTTTAGGGATTGATACTATAGGATACGGCTTTGCTATTAAAGATTTAGAGTTAGATAAGGATATATGTGATATAATCCTTGAACGTAAACTACACGCATTGACAGACAGAATTAGCAATAAGTTTAAGTGGTATATGTATATGCCACCTGAAATTAAAGATATAGTTGTTGAGATGTGCTATCAAATGGGTGTTTATGGATTTTCTTGTTTTAAAAAGACTATAGCTTATTTACAAGACAAAAAGTTTAAAGAAGCCTCTGTTGAGATGCTTGATAGCCGATGGGCAGAACAAACTCCTAACAGAGCAAAAGAATTAAGTGATAGAGTAAAAAAGGTAGATTTAAAATAGATGACAGGTGTCGTTAAAAGGGTTATTGTTACACCAGACAAACATTTTCCTTTACACGACCAACCTTCAATAAATGTTCTTAAAAGAACGATAGAGATTGTAAAGCCTGATGCCTATGTGGATTTAGGAGATGTGGGAGAATGGGAAGCATTTTCGGCTTGGAAGTTTAAGAGAAAAAAAGCACCACCACTTGAATACCTTATAGAAGATTTTGATAAAGACATAGTTGATGTCAATGCTGGCATGGATCAGATTGACGAGAGTTTAGACAAAGTGAACTGTGAAGAGAAGTATATCACAGAGGGTAATCACGATAATTGGCTTAATATGGCAGTTGAGAAATACCCTTATATACCTCAGTATAAGTTTAAAAACGCAGTTAAACTTAAAGATAGAGGCTACAAATATATTCCTTTTGGAAAGCACTTAAAATTAGGTAAATTATACCTATATCATGGACATCAATATGGAGGTCAATACCATACTTCCAACCATTTGCGTAAACTTGGATGTAATGTAATGTATGGACATTGGCACGATTTACAACAAATGTCTGCTACTCACATGGATGGACCAAAGAGTGCATGGAGTATCGGATGTTTGAAGAATATGGAAGCAGAAGCAAATGAGTGGCTTGACCATAGAAGGATTAACTGGGCACACGCTTTTGCGATAGTAGATTTTTTTAGGGGTGGACTTTTTACAGTTCACATTATACAGATAATAAACGGCAAAACTTCGTTGTGGGGTGAATTGATAGACGGAAACAGGAAATGTTAATACAAAAGTTGATAATTAAAGAAGTTTTAAAACTTGTAACAAAGAAATTCAAATTAAACAAAGTCCTACAGTACGTTCAAGAACCCAATGAGTTAGACGAAGAAGTCGAAAGACTTAGAAGCCGTATAGAAGTTTTAGAAACTATTATAAAGGAGAAATAATATGTTAGATTTTTTATCAGACAATGCAGGATTATTTGCAGGAGGAACAGGAGCAGCCGTAATACTTTGGGTATTAAAAAAAGTTCCAAATAAAGAAATATGTGCTTGGGTTGAAAGCACGTGTTATAGTGCAGGCAAATTTGTTACACTAGGATTATCAAGATGGAAGTTTACTAAAAACTTCTGGAATAAGACAGTAGAACCTTGGTTTATTGATCTGTTAGATAATTTTATTGGGTCAGCCGTTAGAGGACTAATTAAAGGGTTAAGAGTAGATAAATAATGCCGTACAAGACACAAGGGAACAGGTTAGTTAATGAAGTCACTTTAGGTGATGGTTACCCTTTGTCTAACAATCTACAACCATTAAAAATTGGAGGGGAAGCATCTGTTTTACAGATTTCCTCTCCAACACCTTCTACTACAGATAAAGGTATAGTTAAGGTTGAAGGCGATTTAGAAGTTACAGGTTCTATTCTTAAACAGCCTACTTTACATATATTAAATGGTGGTGCTTATAATACAGGAACATCAAAAATATATTTACCACTTGTAGGAGCTAATAGAGAACTTACCTCAACTACAGGTAATAATGAAAGTATTGCATTTGTTTCACCTTATGATGGGAGAGTTAAAAAGTTAGTATTAAGAAGCGAAAATGCTTGTTTAACTACAACGGCAGGATTTCATATTTCGACAGAAGGAACAGAAGTACCTAATTCAACATCAACAGAAGATATAGAGGTTGAGATGGCTGCCGATGATACTGCTTATACATTTGATTTTACAGGGGTAAGTTCATTTAATGCAGGCGATATACTTACTGTATCAGTAACACCTGAAGCAGCAGTTAATGATTTAGTGTGGACACTTGTGTTAGAATATTATATAGATTAGGAGAGAGATGGGAAGTTTAGGAGGAAAATCACCAGCAAACACATACAAAAGCCTACTTAAAGTAGCAGATGAAACTAATGGCGTTTCTACAGCGACATCTCAAATAGAAGATGGTGAAGGAACTTCTACTTGTTTGGAAGTAAGTGATGACAGGTTTTTCATTCAACCACAAAATCATAATACTGCTGCTACGCTTAGAATTAGAGATAATTCAGGTAGAACTTTGTTAGTAGTAGATACTACCAATAGTTGTGTAAAAGTAAATGCAACTCAAACTTATGCTAATACTCAGTTATTGGAGTTTAGTGCTTATAGATTAGTTCCTGTGGCAGGAACACATTATTTTGTTCCTTGTAGTGGGAATGGTTTTAATTCACTTGCTATGGCTGAATTAGCAAATGGAACAGGAACAGACCCTGCTACAACATTTGATGCAGGAGACACTACTGATGAGCTTGTTAATATGCTTTTTTATGCACCTGCTAACATAACTATAGATGGTGTAAGATTTATGGTGTCAACAGATACAGATACTGATACTACAGTTAATGTTCATCTTTACAAGTTCACAATGACTGCTGCAGGTGGAACAAGTGATGGTAATTTAAGTGGTGGAACTCTACTCGCAAATGGACAAGCAACAAGTGTTGATAGGAATGTTATTAAAACAGCATCGGCAACTATAGATAGTTCAAGCGTATCTGCTGATGAAGTAATTGCTTGTTTTGTAGAAAATGAAACTAACACAGACGATATTAATTTAAGAGTACAGGTATTGTACCACATAAACTAGGAGAAAAGATGGCAAGATTAGACGCAAATTTAACAGTATCAACAGGGCAGGGAAAAGAATATTTATGTTCTATGTCTGACCAATATTCAGAAGTGTATCAAGAGATTGCAAAACTAGACAATACAGATGCTTTTATAACTTTAGCGAGTTTAAGTAAGACTAATGCTAGTTTACTTAAAGGCTCAAAATTGATTATCATTAAAAATAATAGTCCAGTATCTATTGAATTACAATTTCACATTAATGAATTTGAGGATAGCAGCAATATTGATCAATACACAGAAGATTTATATATTACGCAACTTTTAGGTGGAAATGAATATATGGTTATACCTAACCAATGGATATTAGGTTATACTACCGACACATCAGGTGCTATGGCAAAGACGATTGATAATAAAGGTGGATACGATGTTAATAGTGGAAAACTTTATGGCGATGCAGGGTGTAACCTTGGAGCAAAAGTAGAAGATACTGAAACACAAATTACTGTTCAAGATACAGATTTATTTAGAGTTGGCGACTTAGTTCAATTAGGAACAACCACAGGAACTACTGTTACTAACATAGAAATTATGAGAGTTACAACGATTACCAATTCAACTGTAATGCAAGTTGAAAGAGGTTTGTTTGGAACTTCAACATTGGATGGAGATGCTCAAACCACAGGTCATGTGAGTGGAGCTGATGTATGGCTGCCTTGGTTTAATACCCAAGAGGCATACAACAAATACCATGATGATGCAAACGCTTTAGGAATAGCACAAACTAACGCAACAGGAAGATACACAGCACAGAATTTATTTGGGTATGGAAGAAGTGCTACTTATCCAACAGGTATAGTTAAAGGGTCTTTAGCGTTTAAGTTTTACAATGCAGGTTATCAAGAATGGAATGTTTCAGGTATTACGCCTTCAACTCATACTGGATTAGCTGCTTCAACTACATATCAGTTTAATATAGCTGTTGATGGTGGTTCGGCTTTTGTTGATTTAGCATTTACAACTGATGCTGATAATTTAAACTTTGGTGGGAACAATGGTATAATAAGCAAGATTCAATCTGCTCTTGACACTCAATACTACACTTCAGGAAACTTATTTGAAAAAAGAGTAACAGTAGGTATAGTTAATGGTGATATAAGATTTACGTCAGGAAATAGAACAAGAAATTCAGCGATTGCTTTGGCTGCTCCCGGATCAGGAACTACCCCATTTGGAGTAGGTAGAATCCCTGCTATTGGAAGCATAGAAGGAGCAGTTGCTGCTAGATTACCTGATGACACAGTATTTGGTAAAGCAGACTATGTTGAAAATAAAAATAAAGGCATATTTGCTTATGATGATGGTAGAGGTAATATAAGAGGTGCAGCTTCAGGTACTATTAATTATGAAACAGGAGCTATAGATATTACAGGTCCTGCTAATGCAGAATTTGTAGCAAGTCTTAATTATGATTCGGCTCATAGTGGTGGTATTAATGCTACTTCTAATACAGAAAATGGTCTTATCAATATATCTGCAAGAAGCGTGAATAGTAAAATAGATTCGGAAATTGAAATATTAGGATTTGTATAATGCCATATCCATTTAAAAATAAAAAGAAAAAAACTAAAAAGAAACGTAAATACAGGAGGAAATAATGGCGACAGCAGCAATATATTGTACACATAAAGAATTAAAGAGAGTATTTCCTCAACTTGATAGTTTTGATAATAAAAAGCAGATTTATGGTTGGACAGAAGTTTCAAGTAATAAGTATGGAGCTCATAATAGTGGGATAGTAACTCAATTATTTGCAGATGGAGAGGATTTAGGTCCTGCTCAGTCAGCACATACTGATTTAAATGTTGAAGGTGAATGGTTTTACAATTCTGCTGAAGATGTATGTTATTATTATTCGGCTAGTACTCCATTAGATAAATTGATGGAAGGTGGAGAAGAATTTACTACTATGGTTACTCAATACAGAACTGATGCAAGTAGATATTTAGATAGTATGCTTGACCCTAATATGCCTAAAGAAGCATTAAAGGATAAAGAAGGTAACTTTGATTATATTATAATTCGTAGTACGGCTTTGATTGCTGCTAACTTTATGATTAAAAGTCATGATCCTAATAGCGAACTTGCTAATGCTTTAATGGAAGAAGCTAATATGAATATTGAGAATATCAATCAAGGCAGAGCAGCTTTAAGTTGGCAAGTATCAAGAGATTCGTCTCAAGGCATTGTAAGAGATGTTACTTACACAGCAGGTCAAATGCGACCTGTAGATACAAGAGGTGAATGGTCAGGTACTTATGACTTAATTAAGGTTAAAATAGGTACTGGTGGCGTTTTAGGAACGGCTACATACAATGTTTATATTAAAGATGGTGATGGTTTAAAAAACCAACAAGTTATTACTAACGCAGTTATTAATGGCGACTATCAGTCTTTAGCAGGTGGATTAGAGATTAGATTTGCAGGTAGCACAGATAGTTCAACTGCTACTGCTAATAATGAGTGGGAGATTGAAGTATTTGGGCGTAACGAAGTTGTAGACGTATCAGAGGGTAAATCTGTTAAAATGACTAGAACAGGTAGAGCTTCATATATAAGAAAGTATAACTAATGGCAGTAAGTTTTACAAACAACTTTAAGAATATTTTAGATAAATTAAGAAATGTATTAAGAACAGAATTTAAGGGTACTTTACCTATTTACATAGGACATGATACTAAAGAAGTGGCGACACAATATTTACGTCTTGACCCTATAGGCAGCAATTTATTAGAGCTTACTGCACATTCAGAAACCAGAGAGTTTCAAGTAAATATGTTTTATTATTTTGCAGACCCTAACGTGAACAAGTCATCATTAGACCACGTTTTAAGATTTGTGTCAAGAATTGAGGCGTTAATACACGATAACATTACTATGACATTGTCTGACACTAATAGTACAGTCTGCTTTAATTGTAGAATAGAATCTACAGAATTAAACGCCTTAGATGATGAAAACGAATATGTTGTTCAATTTGAATGGCGAGGACAACATCTAGGTAACATAGGATAAGGAGTTTTTATGAAAATAAAACTAAAAAAAGATGAGAAGCTTTCATCAAATCAAAATTATTGTGGTTTAGACCTAGATGATTGGATAGCTTTAAATCAAGGAAAACAAGTGGAACTTGATATAGTTCCTAAATTAATAAAAGAAAAAGTAGAGGAAGTTAAATCTGCCTCTAATAAAAAAGGAGGCAAATAAT